TTCAAGTCGCAAAGTGTTTTCGAGTGGGGGCTGATATCTGTACTCTGCCTTGGGATATATTTAATAAAATGTATGACCACATCTTAACTGATCAGGGTATGGATAAGTTCGATTCGGACTGGAGTCAACTCCAGAATAAACTGAAGTGAACGGTAGAGTGAATAAGGTAACGATGGTAGCCCAGATCATGAGAATGAAGACTGGGTTAGACAATGGTTGGTATCCTGAATGGGATGACAAACAGAGGGGAGCAGCACAAAAAATACTGCTCAATGTATTAGAACATTTAGATGAATACTGGGAATAATGCAAAGAGAAAATCTTAAAGTATTAGTTGCTGACTTAGAACGAGCAATCGCAGAGATAAAAGCAGAGGTTTATTCAGACACCACTGCTTATCGTATAGATAGTGGCGATGGAATAAAATCCTACGCCCAAGTAAATGATGAAGACGGAGAGTGCGACTAATGAAAAAGATACAGAAACTTCTGAGGGAAGTTATGAGAACCCCTGGACCTATCAGGGTACAACTTTTACTTCTAACGACATTAACGGTTTCTTCGGTTACGTCTACAGGATTACTAATTTGCAATCGGGCAAACAATACATCGGCAGAAAATACTTTACCCAACGTCGTAAACCTAGAGGTGGTAAGAGAAGGGTTACGTCTGAGAGTGACTGGAAGAAGTACTATGGAAGCTCTGAAGAACTTAAAAGAGATAGAAAGTTACTTGGGAACGAGTTATTCAAGAGAGAAATCATCTCACTCCATACCACCCTTGGCAAAGTAAACTATGAAGAGACCAGACAATTGTTCCTAAATAATGTACTTACCGAGAGTACTGACGATGGACAACCAGCATATTACAACAGCAATATACTGGGTAGGTACATGCGTAAGGATTATTTTACAGGTGATTGACAATGAACTCTGATCCTTGCTATAATGAGAACGACTTCTATGACTTTGAACAGTCTATAGAAGAGATGTATATGGATTTATTAATTGACCAACTACATGACATGGCAGAGGATTCATTAGATGTTTTGCATACCGTTTGAACATTATGAACCCATACTTAATCACGATCTAGCTAAGGAACATCTCTTAGAGTTGTTTAGTTTATGTGGTGAAGATAAGAATGGTGTTAGGGGTGACTTCTTTATTAATGATGAAAGGCAATCACTTCCTGCTTATCATGTTACACTGAGGAATTACTTAAAGGATTATCTTCAAGACCTACAGAATCAGATGGGGTTTGAAGTGAAGATCAATTCTATGTGGTATCAACAAACTGTTAAAGGACAGTACCATGAGTTACATAATCATGGTGCTATTGGTCTCTCATGTGTTTGGTATCTAGAGTATGATCCATTAGTTCATCAAGGAACTACTTTCTATTGTCCCTTTGCTGATCCTATTACAGGAGATCTATTACAAGAGACACCTGAAGTAAAAGAAGGAGATCTAGTTGTCTTCCCATCCTATTTACTACACGAACAGAAACCAAATCAAAGTGATGTAAGAAGGACTGTAGTATCATTTAACATTGACGGTAATTTAAATTATGGAAAGTAAATTTTATTTAATGTTCGCAACGCCACCTTTATTTGTTACACAATATGAGGGTACGGTAGATTCTTTTTTAAGCGAAGCATATAGTATACCTTATAGAGATTCGTTTGGTAATAAGGTATCCACTGACACATATGTTTTAAAACGTCCAGGATTTAATAAGTTAGAGAAGTTTTTCCTTGAGCATGTTAATAGTTACACTCGTCAGGTGTTGGGTAGTGAAGAGGAGATAGGTATTCAGCAGTCATGGGTTAATATAACTCAAGGGGAACAGAATCATCCAAAACATTATCATTCAAATAGTTATTTGAGTGGTGTCTTTTATCTTAATACAGTAAAGGAGACTCCTATCGTATTTGATTCACCACATACACACAACTGGCCAATCAGACCAGAACCAAAGGAGTATCTAACAGTTGGTGGTAATGAGTTTACTAATGATAGTTATAGTTACCAGGCTAGTGCAGGTGATCTAGTATTATTCCCTAGCAGTATACCTCATTGGGTTCCAATTAATAAGACTGATGAAAATAGAATTAGTATTTCCTTTAATACATTTCCTAAGATACCTTTTGGTGGTATTGATAACACCACTCGCTTGACGTAAGCGAATCTATCCTATATAATAAACATAACTATAGTTTAAAATATGTCATGCAATTTAGATAAAACATGGAACGATGCTGAGAAAGCATTGAGAGCTATGTTTGAAGCTGGATTTCATCATGAAGGTGAGATCCCTGCAGGTTATCAAATAGATTTTAGAGATCATATCACTGACATCTTTCATATGTATGAGAATGTAAAGAGGATTAATAGATCTAGAAGAGATCAGTGGAAAGATGCTGAAGGTAATCAAGCACCAGAAATTAAATCAACTGCACCTACCTTTACTGTAGATGCTTCCGATGGATTTGTTACATTACCTGATGGTTGTTATGATCCAGATGGTAACATATCAATTGGTACAGATAACATTACATTAGGTGATGCTATTGCTAGTGTCCCTGATGCTATATCATGGAACAATGAAGTGTTTACTACACCAACTGATGTAACTATTGGTACTGATACACAGGCAGCACCACCTCAAGCATCACAGTCAGGAGATTTACCACCTGAAGATACTAAGTAAGTAATCCGTCTTTGCCAATAGACGTTAAACTAGATGGTCTTACGTGCAAAAGCAATGATAAGATTGTCTTATAAGAGTCATCAGAAATGGTGACTCTTTTTTTGTTCGGGTATCTAGGTAATTATACCTTTGACACCCCTTAAGGTTTCCTATATAATTATGTAACGTTTCTTAACAATACAGAATGACTTCATCAGTCGCTAAGAAGTATACAACTACTGAGTATGGTAAGCAAAACATTTTTGCTAACGAACCTGCTATGCAGTACGTTGAAAACTACAAAGGATACTGGAAAAATGCAGAAGAACTTAATGGTCGCCTAGCGATGATTGGTTTCTTTGCAGCAGTACATAACTACATCCTATTCGGAGCAGTTATACCAGGTATCTTTTAAGATACTAGGTCTTTACACCGCCTCAACTATAGTGGAGGCTACTTTTAACCCTCAATCTAAAAAGGAGAAAACAAATGACACCAGAAGCAGAAAAGTTTAATGGTTGGATGGCCATGATCGGAGTAGTTGCAGCACTAGGTGCTTATGCAACAACAGGACAAATCATTCCAGGTATATTCTAATGGGAAATCAAGGAACCTATGATCTCTTTTGGAGATCAAATGGAAGAGCTACTATGGTACTCTTCTGGATTGGTGTAGGAGTATACACTCATTTCAAATACTTTACATAACTAAATACTTATTCGTAAATCTACACAATCCATGACAGATCTAGTAACAGATTCATTTCCAGCGTGGAAAGCAATCCTTTGGTGTTTCTATCCAATGACTGTTCTTGTCATGGTTGAATTGTTTTTACGTGGTGTTGACGATGATGATGACGATGATGGTGGCAAGGGTATTAGAGTAGCCCAATTACAAACTGCCCCATCTGGTGCTTGACAGAGAGTAGAAATACCTATATAATACTGTAAGTATTTCTACTCAGTCATGACCCAAGTAATTCTTTTTGTTTCAATAGTAGCAGTCTACCTTAGTACTAATGTCTCTCAATTCTTTTTTGCATAGTCCATACAGAGAACTCTATGAGTTCGGTTTCTTTGTCTGTATTGGTATGACTGCTGGATCTATAGGATTGATATGAAACAAGATTGTTTAAAAATTTTAGAAAGGTATGGTTACTCTGGCACGAGTGCAGAAGAATGTGCCGAGGAGTGGTCAAGTAAATTTAATGTAACATTTGGTCTGGTAAAATACTACGAGACTTATTTTAATAAATAACTGAAGATTGGTTTAAGATTATGAGTGCAGACACAGGACACGCTATCAATTGGGTAGCAACTCGCAAGGTAGATGACGAGATTGAATATCTAATTTCTAATGCTCCAACATGGGGTGCAGATAAAAGATTCGCAAAGGTATTTGATACCAAAGCAGAAGCAAGAAAATATGTTAAAGGTTGTGGAGAGAAGGGAACCATAAGAAAGTATTGATATGTCTTGGTGCTCTCCTATTATGTGGCATGACAATGTAAGTCTGCCGAAGGATTTGTATGACAAAATTTGTTCTATTGTTTCGGATAAACTGGTAGGTACCAGAACTGTAAACGTTAGTAATAGTGATACAGGTAAATTATATTACACAACTTATGGTGAGGATGGCAGTGACTGGCCAACAGATGTCATAGAAAAGGTATCAGAATTCTATGAAGAAATTTTTATATCTAAAATGATGTTTCAATTAGGATTGTTGAAGAGATCTGAATGGCAGTTTAACTATTGGATACAAGGTAGTAATTGTACTACCATAGGACATAAACCTCATACTCATTTCTCTGGTAATGAAATCATATCTTGGTGTCATATAATTGAAGCACCGATACCAGATGAACCATGCTTTCATTTCTTTAGGAACACACCTGAAGGAACAATAGATGGTAAAGGTTATAAGACTGTCTTAGGGTCTGTGTATGAGAAATTATATCCAGAACAAAAGACTGGTGATATAAATGCTTGGCCTGCTTGGTCACTTCATGCTGTAGACCCAACAAGCAGTGAAGAAAATAGAATAGTTATCGCAGGTAATATTTCTTTAGAAAAAATGACTGATGGTGAATCTTTAATGGAGCACAAGCGTGATGGAAATAAGGTCACTTGGAGTATAAAAGAACTTCCTTGACATAACTTTACATATGCTATATAATATGTGTGTCTTCTGACATATGTTATCCCCCAAACCAAGACCAAGGGGTTATAATGTCTTCTTATCCAGTAGTGAAGGGATTACTGGAAATATTATATCGCTCTTACCCTTTGAGCCCTATAAACATTTATTGTCCTCATGACAACCCTACAAAAACGTAACGAAGGTCTCCTCGCTGGATGGCCTCAGTTCTGTGAGTGGGTAACAAGTACAAACAACCGCATCTATGTTGGTTGGTTCGGAGTCCTAATGATTCCTTGTTTACTTGCTGCTACTACTTGCTTTATCGTAGCATTCATCGCTGCACCTCCTGTCGATATCGACGGAATCCGTGAGCCAGTTGCTGGTTCATTCATGTATGGTAACAACATTATCTCTGGTGCTGTAGTTCCATCATCCAATGCTATTGGTCTACACTTCTATCCTATATGGGAAGCTGCTACTCTTGATGAGTGGTTGTATAATGGTGGTCCTTATCAATTGGTTATCTTCCACTTCCTTATTGGAATCTCTGCCTACATGGGTAGACAGTGGGAACTTTCATACCGTTTAGGTATGCGTCCTTGGATCTGTGTTGCATACTCTGCACCAGTTTCAGCAGCATTTGCTGTGTTCTTAGTGTATCCTTTCGGTCAGGGATCTTTCTCAGACGGTATGCCTTTAGGTATCTCAGGTACATTTAACTTTATGTTTGTATTCCAAGCAGAGCACAACATCCTTATGCACCCATTCCATATGGCAGGTGTAGCAGGTATGTTTGGAGGAGCACTCTTCTCAGCAATGCACGGATCACTTGTTACATCTTCTCTAATCAGAGAGACAACAGGTTTAGATTCACAAAACTATGGTTATAAGTTTGGACAAGAAGAAGAGACATACAATATCGTTGCTGCTCATGGATACTTCGGACGTTTGATCTTCCAGTATGCATCATTCAACAACAGTAGAAGTCTTCACTTCTTCCTTGCATCATGGCCTGTGATCTGTGTATGGTTAACCTCTATGGGTATCTGCACAATGGCATTCAACCTAAATGGATTCA